TCCGAATATTCCATTCGCTTCCCATCCCGAATCAAATACACATCATCGGAATTTCCGTCATGGAGTTTTATGTACCTTTCAACGGCTACATCAACAAACTTCGGTTCAAACTCTATGCCGTAACAAATTCTGTCAAGCTGGTCGCAGGCAACAAGCGTAGATGCTGAACCTAAAAAGCAATCAAGCACTAAAGCATTGGTCTGCGTCGATAAACCGATAAGATAGGCGATAAGAGGAACAGGTTTGCTTGAGGGGTGTCCGCAGCCGTCCTCTTTGCTGTTTTTGATACGGTCAAATTCAAATACGGTCACTTGTTTCTGATCCCCGTACCAGTTATGTTTCCCGTCCTTTTTCCAGCCGAAAATGATAGGTTCGTGGATATATTTCCAGTCTGTTCGGGTGAGAACAAGGCGGTCTTTCTTCCAAACAAGACCTGCACCAACTTTGAAGCCGGCATCTTCAAAAGCATCGTGAAAAATTCTCGCCTTTGAAGTGGCATAGAATTCATAGAAACTTGCATCTCTCTGCATATATTCGTGCAGACTTTCATTAGAAATTCATAGGCTTCTTTATCGTTAAGATTGTCATTTTTGATTTTGCCTGACGTACTGTTCAGGTCGACAAAATATGGTGCATCTGTACAGACAAGGTTTACTCTTGTATCACCAAGCAACGCATTGAATGTTTCAGGCAAAGTGGAATCTCCGCAGATGACAGTATGTTTTCCAAGATGCCAGATGTCACCTGTTTTGGATTTGCAGGGCTTTTTCAGTTCTGCATCTACATCAAAATCATCCTGTTTTGCTTCATCACTGTTAATGTCGAAAAGGTCAGCAATTTCAGATTCATCGAAACCAGTCAAACCCAGGTCAAATCCGAGATTCTGCAACTCTTCCATCTCAACAGCAAGCAGTTCTTCGTCCCAGCCGGCATCTAACGCCATCCGGTTGTCAGCAAGAATATACGCTTTCTTCTGTGCTTCTGTCAGATGGTCGGCATACACACAGGGGACTTCTGCAATGCCTTCTTCTTTTGCCGCCATAATGCGTCCATGTCCAGCCAGCACATTGTATTCCCGGTCGATAATGACGGGATTCACAAAGCCAAACTCACGCAGAGAAGAGCGAAGCTTCAGGATCTGTTCCTTGTTGTGCGTTCTGGCATTATTCGCATAGGGTACTAACTTGTTGATGTCAACAAGCTGAAATTCTGTGGTTGTGGTCATCTGTAATTCCTCCTCTGCTGAATTCTGAGCATACCTTTTCGGGCGGCATCCATATTGCCTTTGACAGCCTGTCCTTTGATTGTGCGATATTGCTGTTTGGTCATGTTATTTCTCTGCTGTTTCAGTTCTCTCCAGAATTGAACATCTGCTTTCATGTATTTCTCACTTTCTGCTGCTCAGAAGCTGTTCCATCAAATCATCCTGCGGTGTGCCATCAAATTTGGTCGTACAGTTCTGTTTCACAATATCGAAAATCTCATACCAGAGCAAATTTGCCTGTTTCTGAAATGTCTGGCTCATCTGCACAAACGGAGAGGCGATAACGCCGCCCGTGGTCGGGTGCTTTCCCAGCAGTCCATAGGTACTGAGGGCTTCTTCACACTGTACAAATCGGGCGAATGCCTGTGAGTAGCTTTCCAGCAGCCGTTTGTTGACGTGCTTTTCACAGCCACGCTGTTTCAGCCAGAGCCATGTTTCTTTGTACACAATGTCTGCTCCCAGCGGTTTTCCGTTCTTCTGCTGGGCAGACAAGTATGCACTGGGGCTTGGCATATCCGCACCGGTCAAATCAGCGGCATCGTCCAGATCAGCTGCGTCCAATTCCGGAGCATGAAATTCTATAATCTCTGCGTCCTTGCCCTCTGCAATTTTGTCGGAGAGGGCTTTCGGCTTATCACCTGCACGAACTCGTCTGCCGCCTCTTCTTGTGCCGTCCTTTGCCATCTGATTTCACCTGCCTTTTGAGAGAAAAATAGCCGAAACTGCGTAGGTTTCGGCTTGTTTGCATATTTTCGGGGTTAATCCCCCGTTTGAACCTTGGTTTTTGTGCGTGAGAGGGAACGCCGGTCTGTAAAAAATTCACAATTAGAGATTTTTATCCCCCACCGGCAGCATTTCAGACACAATCAATATCGATAGACGGGATTTCGGTCTTCCGTCCATGTCTTGCGGTCATGGCAGGACTTGCAAAGAGCCTGCCAGTTGCTTTCATCCCACATCAGGTGCGGATCACCACGGTGAGGAATGATATGATCGACCACGGCCGCTGCCGTGAATCGTCCCTGTGCTTTGCACCACACACACAAGGGATGCCGGCGGAGATACGCCTTGCTGAGCCTCTGCCACCTGCTGCCGTAGCCACGCTTGGCGGCAGACGGTCGGTCTGGGTGCAGGGGCTGATGCTCTGCACAGTACAAACCGTCTGTCAGATTGGGACAGCCGGGATGCTTGCAGGGCTTCTTACATTTCTTCGGCACAGCAGTCACAGCCTTTGCAACTATCTTCTGTTTCTGCAGAGAGTTTTTTCAATGCTTTTTGGTATTGTTCCTTCACCCAGGCAACGCTGTCATTCAGTTCATCTGCAATGGCATCCCATGTTGCAGCGTAAAGATACCGCAAACGAAGGATCTCACGCTGGTCGGCATTGTGATTTGCCATGATAAGTTCTTCTAGTTCCCGTTTCAACCGAATCGATGCAATCAGATCGTCCCAAGCTGCCTCCACGATCTCATGTATTTCATCTTCATCGATTTCCATCGCCATAGCTTTCCAATCCTGATAAATCACACTCTGTTCCTTGATGCGTCTGTTTAGATCCATACTGTTTCTTAAAACTTCTTTTGCAAGCATATCGATTCTCCTTTATGGACACGAAAAACAGCCCTCGCAGAATTTCTTCCGCAAAGGCTGTTTCGCTTTCTCCTGTTTTCCTATTTTACAGTATACCACATATGCAAACTATCATCAAGTGTTATGAACTATCATGAACTATCAACTTTTCATCCCTGCCAAGGCTTCCCGGTGCAAACGATAACAGGAAGGTTTACTGTATCCCATTTCTTCTGCGATCTGATTCCAGTCCTTGAATTCCAGATAACGCTTTGCCAGAATATCATGATGCTCCGTATCTGTGACGGCTTTTATCGCAGTATCAAAAACGGCTTTCAGAGCTTCCAGTTCCTTTTTTGCAGTCTTTACTTCTTCCTCCAAGGATAAGATCTGAGAAACGCCGCTTTCCACGGCGTGAGATTCCGGCGATACGGGTTTGGGCAAATCAGAATAGGCAGGTGATTTGGGAAAAGAAAGTTTCTGACGAAGAACATCTGCTTCCTTTTGTTTTCGGTCAATCCTTCTAAGAAGTCTTTGTGCCTGTTTCATGTATTCTTTTGCTGTCATGCCGTGATCTCCTCCAGCATTCTTTTTACCTCCTCCACAGAACGGACGATGGCAGCGTTTCCGCCGCATTTTTGTATTTTGCGAAGAACCGATTCCTGCAAAGCAGTTGCTTTCCCTTTCTCCGTTTTTACTTCAAAGACAAAGAACCTGCCGCCAATGCAGGCGATCACATCGGGGATTCCTGCCGTTCCATACATCCCGCCATGCTCCTTCCAGCAAAAACAATTCGGCACGGTTTTCAGATACCTCAAAATCGCCCTTACGATATCCGCTTCTTTCAAACTGCTCACCTCTTACCTCTTTACTGATTTTACAGGGAAATTTCTATTATACTCATAAAAAATGAGAAAATATATGGGGATATAAAATAGGAAATATATAAAAGATTACGGGAATTCCCTGCAAAGCCTGTAAACCCTGTCAGAAAGCTGTGCAGACCTCTCCCCTGGCAAGCTACACATGGCTTTCTGAAAAGCTGATGCCTCTCCACGTTCTCCGTTTTCCGGTTCTGTCTGCTGCTTTCACGACCGTGGGAAAATTTGCTTCCAGTTCGTTGTTGAAATTCTGCTGACTGTATGGAGCCATGCCGCAGCTGTCACAGTATGCTTTATACCGTGCAAAGAACTCCATTCTTCCCACTTCTGCATCCATTTGCAAAGTACAGCAGTCCCGAACAAACGCCAGCACACTGTTGCTGTCTTCCCGGTATTTCTGAAGTTCCTGTGCATTTGCCTTTGTTTCTGAAAAATGAAAATGATTCTGCATCAGCCGCCGCAGTCCTTCTAAGGCAAATTGAAAGATCCCATCTGCTTCACAGCGGAACTTCTCCAGAAGTTCCGGATCTCGCTTGTCCTCCGGCACAGAATGATTGAACCGGACAATGATCAGACGGCGGTAAAAGCCCTCCGATTTGTCCCCATAGTTCTTCGGAATGCTGTTGCAGGAAAAGAGCAGCCTCGCATAGGGCTGAAAAGAAAAGGGATTTTTGTTTTTCTTTTCCACAGTCAGATAATCCTCTCCGACCAACGCCTTGAAAATGCCGTTGTCTTCAATGCCCTTTGTGGGCAGCTCTGCACAGATATTCGCCCACTTGCCAAAAAGTTCTGCGGTCTTGAATCGATCATTCAATGCCTGCCATGCTACATTGGACACATTTTCTTTTCCCAGCAGAAGTTCATTCAGCACCCGTAGCAGCACAGACTTCCCGGCACCGCCTTTTCCCACAATGATAAAGCACTTCTGGGCATGATTGACCGGAATGAGAAAGTAGCCCAGCATCTCCTGAATCAGCGTCACCTGATCCTCCTCCACGGATTCATGCAGAAACTGCAGAAATCTGGGACACTTTGCACCGGACATATATCGCACATTCAGCTGTACCGTAGACAGATACTTTGCGGTGTGCTCCGATAAGGTTTCGTCCAGCACATTGTACAGACCATTTCGCACATTGATGAGATAGGGATTGGGATTGAGTTCCCGAATATCCTTCTGCACCTGCATCTTCCATTGTCCTTCGGTATCATTGATCTGAGACAGCTTTGTGTATCTGGTCAGCATTTTATCCCGTACCATATTTCTTGCTGTCAGTTCCGTAATGCTATGATAAACGCCATTTTCATAGCAATAATATTGCTCTGCGGAATAAAACACGGGGGCATTCTGTGTCATGTATTCTGCAAGCACACCGGGCAGAAACTTCGGACCCCTTTCTGTCATTTCATACCAGTCGGGAATTTCCATGCCGGAGCGATGCTTCCGTGTTTCGGATTTGTTTTGAAATGCTTTGTACAGTTCTTTTTGCAGAGCAAGCAGCGGCTTGACATCTGCATTTTTGAAACCGAAATGCTGCTTTAAATCGTAATGGATCATCGATTCGGCAGTCACGCTGTCCACATTGTAAAGATATTCCGACACAAAGTTTCGTGCAGTCTGCAAATCTTCCACCACGGCATTTTGCACCTTTTGCTGCAGCAGCAGTGCCCGAATGCCATCAATGGAAAGCGGCTGAAAACACAGAGCCGCAGGAGATTTACAGCTGCACTGTCCACTTCGCAGCTTTGGGCAGGAAAAGCCTTTCTCTGCAATGGTGCGGCAGGTCATAGGTTTTGTTCCGCTGCGGCGAAAATGCTGGATCTTATTCTGCGTTTCTTCAAAAGAATACTTCGGATACGGCTTGGAGTATTGATGTATGACCGCTGCACCGCCTTCAAACACACTTAAATTGGAGATCATCGCATACCAGTCATGTTCAGAAAGTACAGCTGCATTGTCCCGGCAGTACTTGATAAAATCGCATTCTGCTTCTACAACGCCGATTCCTTTCTGTTCTCCATGCAGCGGTACTTTCGGTTGTTCTTCTGCTTCTTGCGAAACCGGCAGTCTTTCTATCAGCTGTTCCTGTGTGTATCTTCGTTCCGGGTGAAACGAGATGCACTCCACCAAGACCGGTTCTTTCTTGCAGTGATAGAATCCCGGCAGACGCATGACACGGCTTTCGTTGACGCAGGCAGGATCTCCGCCGAAATGCTGCACCAGTGCCTTTTGAATGGGGCGAAACAATGACACCTTTGCCTCTTTGACAAACCAGTATGTATGCAGCGATTTTCTTGTTCTGATAACCATAGACGGCGGCAGCGGAAACGCATCGATGAGTGTCTGCTGTTCCTCGAAAGTTTTATCGTCCATCTCCACAAACTGTGCATTGATGCGAGTAATGCTGTCATCGGTCTGACCACCGGAGTTCACCACAAAAAAGATGCCATGATTTTTCTGGTTATGTTCTTTCAGAGTGGACTCTACTGCAAAGAATTTTCCTGCCTCCACGGACATTTTGGCACCGGTAAAGATGCCTTCTTTCCGATCATCAAAAATACGCAGACATACGGTATCATCCGGATGAAAGATCGCATTGATCACGTCCTGTGCCGATATGTTCATACAACTTCCTCCATCTCTTCTGTGAAATATCGAATCGGCATATGCCTGCGTTTTGCCCATTGGATCTCCTGTGCCATGCCTTCAGAAATGCTGCTGCCGAACACCCACAGCTGGACACATTTTGTCAGAAGCACATAATTCATGAACATTGCAGTTTGCCTTTCTTCCCCTAGGGTATCGTCCAGAAACTGCGAAAAAAGCAAATGCGGTGCAATGGGAATACTGTGATGTACTACCGCAAAACGACTGTATTTCCGGGCATTTTCAATGTTTTCATTGATATTGCCACGATAGGGAGAACAGATATATACAAGCGGTCGGAATGCCGCCAGTCTCCGTGCCTTTTTCTCCTCGCTCTCTATTCTTTTCATTGCTTCAAATTCGGTCGGCGAGAAGTATCCTTCCTTGTTGTGTGTTTCTGCCAAGTTCATTCCTCCAGTTCCTCTAAATTGCCGAAGCTTTCTCCGGCAGATGCTTCTGCCACAAGGGGCAGATCAAACTCCGGAAACGGCTGCTGTTCCATACAGCCTTTCACAAAAGCCACTGCTTCCTGCAATCTGTCTTTCGGAATGAGAAACGTCAGTTCATCGTGGATCTGCAGGATCGGTCTCAGCCATGGGCGTGACGGCAGTCCTTCTAAAATACGGACAATTGCCAGCTTCAGAATATCCGCAGCCGTTCCCTGAATCGGGGTATTCAAGGCACATCGTTCCGCAAAGGACTGCAGTCCCCAGTTGTCGCTGCGAATATTGGGAAGATACCTTCTGCGTCCCAGCCAGGTTTCTGTATACAGTTTCTGCTTTGCGATCATCTTTGTTTCATTCTGCCAGACCGTCAAAGCCGGATAGCCAGCCTTCAGATTGCGAATGATCTCTTCACATTCCGGTATAGATTTCTCTACGCCTGCCTTGAACTTCAATGTGCTCTGCAGTCCCTTTGGAAATAGCCCGTAAAATGTGCCAAAGTTCACGTTCTTGGCGATGGTACGCTGTTCCTTGTATTCCGGTCGATGCTTGTTTTGTGCTTCTGCATAGGTACAGCCAAAAATGACGGCAGTGGTTGCCGCATGAATATCCCCGCCGTTCTGATAGGTTTCCATCATCGTCTTGTCCCGGCAGTAGAATGCTCCCACACGCAGTTCGATTTGCGAAAAATCGAGAGACAAGATCAGATGATTTTTCGGAGCCTGAATAAAATTGCGGACACCGATGGGATCGTTGCTTTTTCTGGGGCAGTTCTGTAAATTGGGATTGCGGCAATTCATTCTTCCTGTTTCCGTGGACAGAGCAAAGAAATCCGGATGGATCTTTCCGGTTGCAGCGTTTCGGAATTTCAGATAGCCGTCAATGTAGGTGGACTTGATCTTGCCCCATTTCCGGTATTCCTGTACCAACGTAAACAGTGGAGAGAGTTCCGGACGATTGGCATCACACCATTCCTTCAGCAAGATCATAGACGCATCATCTGCTGCTTCTCTGTTGGATGCAGTGACTTTCATAACAGGCAGTTTCAAGGTCTGATACAGATACTCCTTGAAAGCTTTAGTGCTGCAGTTTGCTCCAATGGAAATGTCGCCAATGAGCATTGTGATCTCATTTCGGATACGCTGCATTTGCTGTTCTGCCTCCTGCTGATGCTCTTTCATCAAGTCTACATTCACAGGCACGCCGTTGTATTTCATCAGCCCTAAGTACACCGCTGTCGGTGATTCGATCTGTTCCACAAGATACCGATGTTTCGGCAGAAAACGGTCAAACCAGTTGTTGAAAATATAATACAGCCGCAAGGCAAAATCAGAGTCCGCACAGCCATAGCGTATTGTTTCCATATCCTGTGCATCCAGTTCGTCAAAGTGTCTGCCATTTGTAACATCCGAAAAAGTGGGCAGCCGTTCATGACACAATTCTTCCGCCAGTTTTTTCAGACCGCTGTCAGCAAGTTTGCGAAATGCGTAGTTGTTTTTCAAGGTCATTTGTGCTGCACAAATGGTATCATACACCGGCGGCTGTATGACGATATCCCGTTGACAGGATATTGCAGATTCAAAGGCAATATTGTGAGCAACTTTGACGATATTTTTGTTTGTGAGAAAGTTTTGCAGAAATCGAAAAAAAGCAATGCCATCCATGTTTCTTCCAATTTTATGAGCAACAGGAACATAGATTCCCGTATGCTCTTTGGCGGAAAAGCTGCACCCGACAATATGACTTTTTGCCGGATCAAGAGCTGCCTTTTCTTCGATGCGGTAAGGCTCATCCGGTGCAGTTTCATAGTCAAAAGCCACAACGGCGGCATTGCTGACATACTGCTGAATTTCCTGCACCGAAGTGACACATCTGTAATTCTCCATAGCGTTCTCCTCAATTCAGCGGCTCCATGACTTCGCCGGTTTCCGGGTCCACACGCAGTGCATCTTCTGTATCATAGCCCACATTTTTACTAAGAGCCTTGACCTGTTCTGTCACAGCTGCGATCAGCGGATATTCTTCCGGTGACAACACCCGTTCTACAGCAAACTGTGCCTGGGAATAACTCATGCCAGTGCCGCTGACTGCTTTTTTCAGTGTAAATTTTGTTACCACAGCATTGGAATTCTTGTATTTGGGGATCACACGCATCAGATAACGGGTAAAGGCTTTCAGAGAACCGGTGGGCAAAGACAGGATCACCGGGAAAATGTCACCTTCCCGAAGCAAATACAGACGGCGGCGGTTCTTGCAGGCTTTTGCACCGTTTTTCCCGGAACCGTACTGATTCAGCGGACAGGTACCACAATCTCCGCCGGGCGTTCCTTCCCCATGATGTCCGTCAAAGCTGCCGCAGTCAGGCGGATTGGAGCCTCCCTGATATTCGCTTTGGTAGTAGGCATTCAAAGAATGCTGATAGAGGATCACAGCGGAAAACGTTTTTACCGTGTCCGGTTCCTCCGGATTCTCACCGGGGATCTCAAACATCACACCGCCGCCGGATGGGATCTTGATCCGTTCAAAAGCAGCGGAAAGTCCGTCCATTTCCTCCGACATCACCTCACGCAAATTCGGATCCTGCAAAGCGAGAAAGCCTGTGTGATTTGCCATCAATTCCTTTTTCATTGTTCTGATTCCTTTCATTTTGTGGATTTACGGACAGACACAGCGGTCTGCTCATAGACATGGACAAGACCGTTCAGCCAGTCAGGAACGTGATCTTGGTTTTCAGAAATTTGTTCTTTCACAAAAGCTGACAGACTATTTGCATTGACCGTCTCATAGACCAGATCACCGTAGCCGTTTTCTTTCAGAGCCGCATATAATTCATCCTTACGTCCTGCCATGGCAGAAGCACGGGTTTTGGTGGTCAGGGCAAACATCGTTCCTGCACGGGTGAAATTCTGCGTTTCTGTTTCTGCCATCAGCATAGAAAGCTGATAATCTGCCTGTTCAATTTCAGCGTTAATTTCTTTCAATCGCTGTTCTGCATTCTTCTTTTCCTCACGGAGTTGTTTCAGATGCTCCGCAAGTTCATACATATTCTGTGTTTGCATTTCAAACTCCTTCCTGAAATGGGTTCATTCCGTTCCGATAATCGTCTACCAGCGTTCTCGCTAAATCCACCTTATCCCGCAGAGAACGGAGGATTTTAGCATCCACAGTATTCTTTGCAATCAGATAAATGTACAGGCAGTTCTCTGTCTGAGAGACTCTGTGGATTCTTGCTTTTGCCTGTTCAAAGTTAGACATGGAATAATCCAGACTGTAGAACACCATGGTGGATGCTGCGGTAAGTGTGATGCCCAGACCTGCCGCTGCGATCTGCCCAACAAATACACAGCAGTCTGCATCTTCCTGAAATCTCCGGATTTCTTCGGCACGGTTAGAAACACCGCCACGCACAGACGCATAGCCAATCTGTTTTCGTTTCAGCAGTTCCTGAATGCCGTCCAGTTCTGGGACAAACCTTGCCAGAATGACCAGCTTTTTTTCTTCTGCAAGCATGGTGTCCAGAATATCGGACAGAGCATCCAGTTTTGCTGTGCTGACAGAAGTGATACTTCCGGCATCGTCTGTGAGATAACCGCCTGTCATCTGCGACAAACGCAGCATTTTTGTCAGTACATTCACTGCTGATACTTCGGAATTTGAAAGCTCTGCAAAACTTTCCTTTTCCAGCTGTTTATACAGCTTCATGGCTTTTGGTTCCAGTTCTACGGTACGGATCTCCTCTGTGGTCTGCGGCAAGTCCAGACATTCCGCTTTGGTCACACGATAGGCAACGGAATGCAGTTTTTGCAGGAACTCCTCCAGCAAAGACTTTTTGAAAACCGGAACATGGTTCCCATAGCCACACATATCGAAATAACGACTGCGAAAAGCATAGAAGCTTGTCCCGAAGATCTCTTTATTCAGAAAACGATACTGGGAAAAGACATCCAGTTCTTTGTTGGTGATGAGTGTTCCAGTCAGAAGTAGCTTATATCTCGCCTGATCCCCCAGATTGTGCATGGCTTTGGACTGCGATGTACGATTTTCTTTGATCTTATGTGCCTCATCTGCTATGATAAGGTCGGCATCAAAGGCAAGCAGTTCTTTCTCCAATCGCCAAGCGGATTCATAATTGACAACAGCGATTTGCAAACCATCCCCATGCAGCTTGGAAAGCTGTTCTTTTTTCTGTGTACTGCTGCCTTTCAGAACAGTCAGCTGATA